CAAGACGTAGTACAAGCTAAATACGCCGCGACAGGATTCATGCTTATAAAACGTGAATGTATAGAAAAAATAACCGCGGCTAGACCTGATATAAAATACACGAACGATATTGACGGCTATATGGATGCGGGAGATAATTTTTATGACATTTTTCGCTGTGAAGTAAACCCAGAAACAAAAAAATACGAAAGCGAAGATTATGGTTTTTGCAAGTTGTGGAAATCTTTAGGCGGAGAAATAAACGTCGTGACTGATATTAGCTTAGGCCACAGGGGGTTCAATACCTACATGGGAAATTTAAAACTACAATCAAATTATTATACACCAAATGAGTGATTCAAAAACAGGACAAATACTAGGGAAAGACATAGCAGGGGTAAATTGCATTTTGCCCCATAAGCATAAAACAGCTTGGGACCTTTACAATAAGGGCTGCGCTAATAACTGGATGCCAACAGAAATATCTATGGCTGAAGATATTAAGCAGTGGAAAAATGGAGAAATAACAGACGATGAAAAACTTTTGGTTAAACGTTCGCTTGGCTTTTTTGCTGGCAGCGAATCTCTTGTTGGTAATAACCTTTTACTTAGTGGGTTTCGTTATATTACTGACGCTGAGTGTCGCCAGTATATTTTGCGACAAGCGTTTGAGGAGAGCCTTCATAACCTTACTATTGTTTATGTGTGTGATTCTTTGGATCTTAAGATAGATGAAGTCTTCCAAGCTTATATAAATATACCATCCATTAAAGCTAAAGATGACTTCTTAATGGATATAACAAGTGACTTAAACAGGCCCGATTTTAACCCCCATACCCAAGAAGGTAAAAAAGAAATTTTAAGAAACTTTATTACGTACTGGATCGTATGCGAGGGAATATTTTTCTTTAGCGGTTTTGCCATGCTCTTAGCTCTGGGTCGCCAAAACAAAATGCAAGGAGTAGCTGACCAAATAAAATATACCCTTCGAGATGAAAGCTCTCATATACAGTTTGGGACTTATGCAGTTAACCAGATTATTGAACAAAATCCCAAACTTTGGTCTAAATCATTCCAAGAAGAAATTACCGAATGGATTAAGAAAGCCGTAGAGTTGGAAATAACTTACGCTAAAGATGTCCTACCTAGAGGCATTCTTGGGCTTAACGCGGAGATGTTTGTAGATTATATGCATTATATCGGCAATCGCCGCTTAGAAGGCATTGGCCTAGAATATCGATTTCCTAGCGATAAAAACCCTTTTCCGTGGCTCGGGGAAGTCGTTGACGTACAAGCTATGGGTAACTTTTTTGAACGTCGTGTAAGAGAATATCAACAATCGGGTTCCCTTGAAGACGACTTTTGATGTAACAGTTTGTGAACAACGATGTCACGATTTAAATTCGCCACCGAGTCTTTCATGCTGGGTCAAATTTCTTGCGAAATGATTGCCCTTTCCCAACACTTAAACCAAAATCACGGCCAAAAACTTAACGGCGAATTAGTGGACCTAGAAAAAATTATAGATAAAGTAGAAAGAGTAAAAAAATCAATTTTAAAAAAAGATGAATCCTTCTGAATTTGAGCGGACAAAACCCACTAAAACCTACAAGGCTATAATACAAACTAAGGAAAAGTATGAGACTTTACTTAAAGAAACTGTGATCATGGAAGAAACGGATGCGGTAAAGGTGGAAATGGCTAGCGAATTCATTAAAGACTTGAGAAAAATTTTTAAAAAATTTGTAAGTGGCCAATGATAAAATTGTAAAAACCATCCCCGCTTAATATAATAAAAATATGGCAAGTGGATATTTACGGCTCATGTTGGACTCTGCAAAACGTTGTTCTTCAGCGACTCAGGACGCGGCAGAGGATGCCCGAAAAGCGGCCCAAGAAGCGACGAGTGAAGCTCAAGAAATCGATCAAATGGCTCAAGACGCAGCTACCAAAGCGGTTGAAGCGGGAGAAAGAGTCAAAGTCTTGGAAGCTAAGATACTTAAGCATGAAAACATGGGATCACCAGAGCAAGCTTAAATTAATCGGGTTTTTATAGAATTTATTATTTCTATCTGGTTTTCCAGCCTAATATACTTTGCGAGGACAGTGGCTCTTTGAGCGCGAATTTCTGTATCAAGCCTAAGTCCCCTTTCCTCCAATGGGAAAATTATATCAGAAACAAAATCAAACATGCCCCGCTGCCTTAAAAATTTCCAATACATATCCTCAGTACCTTCCTCACACTCAAGAAGTATATCCATTTCACAGTTAATTTTAGCGCATGACAAAACATACCTAAACGGTAAAGATTCCGTGGGCGGCTCAGATAACGGAGCTCGAACTATTAGGTTCATATAATATATTACACTAATGAAACAAGTTAATTTAGTAAACGATATACCAATTACCAAAGACCTATTCGAACACGTTAGCTGTATCGTCGAAATCCCTAAAGGAACAAATACTAAATATGAGTATAATGAAGAGTATAATATATTTGAACTAGAGCGCTGCTTGGTTTCATCTTTACAATACCCGGTAAATTATGGATTTATTACTCAAACTTTTGCCCTAGATGATGATCCTTTAGATGTTTTAATTTTTAACCACGACCCCATTGACCGAGGCAGCTTGGTAAAATGTAGAGTGTTAGGGGTTTTAGACTTTATAGATGATAATAAAATAGACTATAAAATTATAGCAGTTCCTCATTGGGCTCCTAAAAGCCGCTACCCTAATTTAAACTCCATAGAGCCTGAGCACCTTAAGATATTTAAACAATTTTTCCGTATATATAAATTAGATAGAAAAAGCCCTGTTAAAGTTGGGGAATGGAAAAACGGAAGAAAAGCTTCCACAATCGTAACAGACGCCCATCAAAGATGGCTTCTGATAAGAAATCAAAATAAATAAAAATGGGAATGTTTGATAATGTAATCGTACCGAAGTCTTATCTAAAAGGCTTACTAACTAAAGAACAAGAGAAACTATTAAAGACAACCAAACGTTTTGGAGGCTCGGTAAGAGGAGTAGAATTTCAAACTAAGAGCTTGGATAATACCCTTCGAAAATATAAAATCTATAAACAAAAACTTTTTGCAAATAATGAGGCCTTATGGAACTGCGAACCCCCTAAAACAGAACAAAGAACTGAAGATACTTCTGAAAAATACCCTTACGAAAAAGGCCGCTGGAGCGAAGTAAGTCACAATGGCTCTGTAATTTTTTATGACTCTATAAAAGATAAAGACGAAAACGCATGGTGGGTCGAGTTTGACTTTATTTTTAAAAACGGAGTTGTAGACAAAAAAGAATTAATTCAGTTTCGGATTCAAACAACAAAAGAAGAAAAAGAAGCTGTAGATAAAATGCGGGATACCGAGCAAGAGATACTTAACGTGTACAAAAAAGCCTCCCTTAAGTATAGGTTTTTTTGCTTCTTGGAGACCCGTTTACAAAAATTAGCCAACTGGGCCAGAGAAGAGCGCTCCATACCCATAGAAATAAGGAAGGAAGCTTACGAAAAATCCGGAAGGCTGGCAAAAGACCCAGACTGTTTAAAGCTGTATAAAGACATATACGAACGGCACGGAGAGCAGAAATGAAGCATGACTTGTTCGTAACTGATTTTTGGGAATTCGATTTTCCCTATCACGCCCAATTTAAAAGTCAAGTGCTTGATTTTATATCTTCTCCAAAATCCCAAGAACACATAAACCTGCACTCTGCCGAGTCTCAACTTTTAAGCAATCCCTCCTTAAACTCTTACGGGGGAGACGAGCTTTCCATTAACGAAGATAAAAATATATATTCTTTTTTAGAAGTTCAACTGAAAAAACTTTTAAACAAAGTTGTAGAGAGTCATGACTGGGACAAGGGAAACTGGGTAGATATAGACCCATGGATAAACGTCAACCAAAAAGGAAATTTTAATCCGCCTCATGTTCATCCGGGAAATAATTATTCCGGTTGCTACTATATATCTTTCCCTAAAAATTCTGGCTTTATACACTTTCTTGACCCTCGCCCGCAGCATAGATTTGGCTCCCCTAACCCTAAAAGTAAAGAAGGGGAGAATTGGTATTTTTCAAAAAATAAATACGACTCAAGCCTTTTTACCTATCCAATAAAAGAAGGCAAAGTTGTTATATTTCCCTCTTGGCTTATGCATTATGTTGATCCAAACCCAACAGATGCGCTTAGGATATCTATCGCTTTCAATGCTAGATATTTACAATATGCAGATTAAAAAAGAAAAGTTAATAGAGCTTGTAAACCTAGTTACTGAGTGCTGTGATGTCATGGACGATGGCTATGTTGCGACATGGCTTCATACCCCAAATAGGGACTTAAATATGGATATGCCTATTGACATCTTTAATACAGAAGGCTCAGAAAGGCTCTACAGGCTCCTGTATTTTATAGATATTGGTGAAGCAGACTTAAACTAACAAAGTAAAAGGAGGTTGTTTTTCGGTTTCTCCTCTCTGATTGTTAGTTATTGCAAAGAAGCCGATTTTAATTTTCCGTAACACTACTCACTATAGCAGTAGTTCCGTCAGGGAAACGGGTTCTAGTGACTAAAAACACATCTCCATTTATAGTTTCTTTTTGTGTAAAGTTTCCTACCCTAGTAGAGCTGGTAGGAGTGTCGGCTTGATCGTTGATATTAAATTCTACAACTGAAGCGTCTAAAATTACCTCAAATTGACCCACATCATCATTAGTTCCACCAGATAGTAGAAGGTTTGTCTTACCTCTACTTTCTATACCCTCACTTGGAACTGCTGCTGTTATTTTATTATCTGAGTTTAATGTAAACGTAGACTGTAAAGCGTCTCCAGAAGGTATTTGAAAAAACACTCCCGTCACAGCTGTAAAACCAGCTCCTGAAATTTCCACATTTGTACCAGTCACTCCCCTAGACGGGGCAAAACCTGTTGCATCAACCCTAGTCCCTGTAATTACATACTGGTCAGGGAAAAAGCTAACTTGTGAAGCTAGCACGTCATCTGATTGAGAGCCTATAAAATTACTCCTATCATTTTCTAACTCAACGTCCCATGAATTAGCAATAAAAAATTTACCCGTTCCTACAAAACCGCTATCCAGTTGAAAGTCAAATTTATTATAAAAACTAGTAGCGCCCCCTATAGAACCTGAACCCGTAGGGTTTCCTGAAATCTCATAAAAGTATACTTGATTTAAATTATTTTTATTTCCTGTTCCTGTTATCCCTATAACAAAATCCCCTGAACTAAACACTTCACCCGCTGAATTTAAACCACTAATACAAAGAGAGTTGCCAGTACCTATTTGAGATGACGACTCTATCCCCGCGGGAGTGCTAGATATGCCGCTAACTACAGCCAAAGGATTGAATCCGGAAATGGAAACACCAGCGTTAGGATTATCTCTTCCAGATATTATTATTTCCCCAACTGTAATTCCTGTAGGAACTTCAACCGTAATAGTTTCTACACCTAATGAAGATGTAGCATTAGTTTTATTTAACGCGGTGATTCTTGCGGCGTTAGAGCCGCCTAGGAAGCTTACGTCTAACCCCGTAACATTTTGGCCGCTAAGAGTAAAATCCTGCCCCATACCCAAGTAATTTGAGAAGCCGGAAATTTGAGTAATATTGATCCCAAAAGGGGAGTCACTTTTTCTATTCTTAAAATCGACAGTTTGAAATATCCCACTTCCACTATTTATACCTTGAGGTACGGAAAAGATTGCTCTATTTGGATTTTTTAAAGAAAAATTATTTATAGTAAACAAATTAGAATCCCCAGAAAAAGAAACTCCAGTGACTAAATTCATCCTTTCCCCTGTTACTGATATTATATCCCCCTCCTTAAAGACTTGGTCTTGATTGAAAGAGGACGGTTTATCGTTTTGCCCCACGTAAAAACCGCTAATAGAAGGCTTGCTTGGGCTAACCCCTAATATCCCAGTACTAGCCACGTACCCCCCACTAGTTTGAACGGTAATTATATCACTTAATATATCTTTCGGGATTACCATGTTAATCCCCGTGGTATGACCTTGAGTAAACTCTTCCACAATGTAATTTCCTACCCTTAATCCACTTTCCAATATGGGCTCGAAGAATCCGGATATAACAACAGTGTCCCCAAACTCCCCACTTAAAGGCTCAAAACCTGACAAGAAGGGATTAAGCATCAGACCCGTCAAGACGGAACTCGTATCCAAACTCCTCCTATTCCTTACCCTTAAGCGGTAATTATTTCCCGTCACCAGACTGTTAGGGTAAATAAAAGTTATCTTAGTGTTATCTTCACTATAACCACTTATATCTATATTTCCCCTAAAGTTAACAGGAGCAAGATTATTATTGTGAAGAGTTATAGTGCTGCCGGAGTAAAGATTCGTTCCGTAGATTGTACCCGTAGAACCCGGAGACACAGGAGAGTCAGGTAACCCAGAAGGATATATAGTTCCTATTACAGGGGTTCCTAATACTGTCAACTTTGTTGTATCAGAACCGAATGCCCCCGAAACAGCAACGTCATATTCAGTTTGGTTAGAGCTAAATTCCCCCTGCGAAGGGGGGATACCAAACTGTATAACTTTTCCGGGCACTATATCATTCGGTTGAGGAGCCATTGTTCCAAACCCTACACTTCCAATATCCACACCAGTTATTCCGTAAAGATCATTCCCCAAAACTGTTACTAGATCACCGGGGGCACCTGAATGAGGTTGAATTCCCGTTATCTCCGGAGACCCTATAAGTGGGGTAAAATTTATATTTGATGGGTACTCCTCTGGGTAATTAGGGGTAAACACACTAACCTCTTGAGTGCTTATTAGAGGACCGTCGGCTAGATTCCCTGAAACATTTATTAAGATTCCCGTAGGAACTTTAGCCCTTAACACATTAACGTTAACTATTTTTGCATTTCCAGTTTGCCCCCCAATAGAAACTAGATACTTGTAGGTAGCGTCTGGAACTGGATAACTTTCACCTTTGTATAAAATTTCATCAGTAAAGTTTTTTCCAGATATATCTATAAAATCCCCTGTCTCTACATTTGTTTCCACTCCTGTAGCATGAGCGTAAGGTTTAAATGAAATACCTGCGGGGGCTTCGTATTGAAATCCACTTTTTAATAATAAAGTAGGAGGCCCCGTTAAGTTCCCTGTAGGAACCCTTAATTGTATCCCGGTTGAAGTCGGACCCTCTAATGACGAATCGTTCCAGTACCCACTTAAATTTATATCGTTTATTTTTGCTCCAATAACCCCAGAAAAAGACAACCCTTCTACTGTAAGCACCTCTCCAGAAGTTAATTGTCCAGCACTTAACCCTGAAACAACAGGGGTAGGAACAAACTCATTAACAGATATACCACTGGATAAACTAGTGTTACCATTTAGCCCAGTCCTAAGAGAAGAGATTACGCTTACCCCACCGTATGAAGCGTTAGCTGGGACTTTTACATTTATCTCCGCGTCTGACAACGTATAGAATAATCCAGTTTCTCCACCAAACTCTATGTCAGTTATTTGATAAAAATTCTCTCCTGATAAAGTTATGAAATCTCCCGGCACGCCACTCACGTCCTGAGGCAAAAGCCCACTTACTAAAACCTGACTTGCTGAGTCAAGCACTACCTGAGCATTACCGGTTACATTTAATACTTCTGCAGTAGTGGTTTGTATAGTAATAGGGTTAGTATAAGCCGCCGGAGGGACCACTCCCGATACACCCGTGGTATCTATATAAACTAAACCCGTTACCTCTTCTTCCCCAAAAAACACCGACTGAGTGAAGTTCGTATTAGAACCACTCAGCATAAAAGATTTTTTTGGATTAAATGTAGGCATGTTAAGTTGTTGCTATCCCCACTTCAGATCCTACGGTTCCTACCCCGACACACCCTAAACCGAAACTGCTATCAATAACACCCGCAATATGAGTAGAGGAAGCTTCTGTCGAATTTTGAATAATAGTTATACTTTGTTTTACATAATCAGAAACAGCAGTAGCTAAGCTTCTTTGTTGAATTAATCCCGAACACATAAAATTCTCTCTTCTTGCGTTGGCTTCATTATACAGGTCTACAGATATCGAAGCCGCTTCCCCAGAAACAGGCAGGTACCCCGTGGGGTTATCTATTTCAAAATTTATATTAACTGTCTTAGGTCCAAAACTAACACTACTAGGTTTAGTTTCGTTAATTAAATAAACAGGCTTCACATCAGCATTATAATTGTAGGTCCCTGCAATAAAGTTATCTACCTCTCCGGCGGCAAATGTACCGACTACAGAAGCGTTTTTAAAATTTAAGACCTCAGTGTTGGAGGGCGCTGCCCCGGTAGTGGGGTTAAACTCTCCCTCAAGATCATCAAAAAAAGAGACTGAAGTAGTTGCAATAGCTGGAGCATTTGGAGAAAAACTAACTGAGTAAGAATTCAAATACCCACTATTAAAATTTAACCCTGCAAAATTTCCACTAATAGTTTGACTCTCGCTAAAGGGAACCTCCCCTTGACCTGTAATGAAAGTTTTAAAATAATCCCTCCCAGTTAAATAATAAGAGAAACTTAGCGACCCTCCGACTCCATTCGAAGGGGAGTAACTATTGGTACTTCTTTCGGTTATTAAATAATTGGGCTGAAGGCTAGCACTTACAGAAATAGATGCGTTAGAGGCTAATATTTCCTCTCCGTTAATTTGTATTTTTGCGTTGTCTGCTGTATAAAACACATCAATAAGCTGCCACTAAAGTTTTTTGAGTACGCACGATATCGTCTAACCCCACTGAAGCTGAGCTATTAATCTGCTTTAACCCACTTAGTCCCACTTGCATTTGTTTACTGCTATCAAGACCTTTGACATTTAACATTACATCACCAACATCAACACCACTAAAAGATAACCCGGAATTAAATACATCTTCTGTTATGTTCATACTTTCGGAAGCTGTAGTATAGTAAGTGCAACTTGGAAATTCTTGGCCTACTTTGTAAATCGGATTATGATTAAAAGAAATGGAATAGTCAGCGCCAAAAATAGTTCCATTTGAGGTAGGCCCAGTTAGTTCCGTCCTGAACCCGTCCAAATTGGTAAATCTGCCATGTCCAATACCAGTAGCTAAAACTGAATTAGTTGCGGCAGCCGGGTTAGCGCCTGTTGAGGGAGAGAAATCACTGTTTGCTAATCTGCCGGATATAGGAACATTGAGATTCTGATTATTAGCAACTTCCCCACTTCCAAACAAAGTAAACGAAGCGCTAGAAGTCGAAACAGAATTACTAGCCACATTGAAACTGTAAGAGCTTAAAAAGCCAGTGCCGCTTAAACCTGCCACCTGAATCAAAGCCCCACTCGCGTTACTATTAATGGACCCTTTTATTCCACTGGCTAAATAATTTATAATATTACCCGGCTGCTTATCATGCTCCCCAGTAATACTGGTTAAAAAGCTAAAAGAAATCTCTCCTGCTCTAGCCGCTGAAGGAAATTGGCCCAATGATCCCTTTCTTCCAATAGTATACAAAGGCTGCACGGAAGATGAGAAGCTTACACTACAATCAGAAGCTAAGAGTACTTCATTAGTGTTTCCTACCGTTACTTTTACCGCTGCCTTATCGTAAAAAATTAAATCTGCCATAGCCTTTTGAGTTATTACACTGTTTTTACCTTAATATGAAAGATCTAAGGCTAAAATTAACACTCGCGTCAGAATCTACCCCTCCTTGAAAAGATTCAGAGGATAATAACATATTCTCGAAAGAGTACGTTAGCAATATATCATTAGAATTATTTTTTTTCAAAGTTATTGTAGTGTTTTTAAAGACTGTTTCTTCAGGAACAAATCTCATATTTTTAATTTCATAGTCGTCTGGCTGTATTTGAAAATTTACATTTACCTCCATAGGAGAACCTGCTATTACTCCAGTAGGGGTATCTATTCCAATCGCATAGATAGGAATCCTCGGGGTAGCGATATTAACATCAAAATTAAGAACTCGATTAGTTTTAAAAGCGTCTAAATTTATCTCCATAGAGCTAAAACTCGTCACATTTAAAACTTGATCGATTGGATCCGACTGCTCGAAATCTCCAAAAAGCCCCGTGCCAAAGTCCCCATATATTAAACAACTGCTAGAAGCTTGAGGAATTTGCCCTATCCCGCAAGAAACTGAATAACTCTGCAAATACCCCTCAGTGAACTGAAAAGCTTTACTTCCGTGATCTACAGTGCCACTAAAAGCTAAGTCACCGGTGTAATTTAACATTGGGTCACGAGAATCCACACCTGCTCCCTCCGGCAGAAGTTGAGTTAATAAGGTATTTACATCTAAAGTCGCTTGTTGAGGGCCTTCTGGGGCATATTTTATCTCATTTACCCCTAGATTATTTAAAAATTGGGCTTGTGAGGCATAATTTGCCGAAACGGACTGAACCCCCTGTATTCCGCTACCGTTAATCGTGAGCTTTTCGGCTTCCCTTGTTATTCTTCCTAACATTACCTTATCTTTATTTTACACTCTTTTTTGTGTGTAATATAATAAATAAAGGTTTAAGGTAAAAATGTCTGACAGTATATACAATGTTCCCCTTCATAGACAAGCAGCAGGAGTTACTTACTCCAAGAATGCCATTGTCTTCACTAAAACCTCCATCGGTAACTCTGGAATACCCCTTAACCTTAAATATTACTATGCATTAAAGGACGTTCCAGCTAATCAGCCGATAACCTCAACTCAATATTGGGGAGGATATATTACCATAAAAGGCGAGAAAAAACCTCACTTTTTGTGGACGCCTTCTTACAACTTAAGTGTTACTCATTCTCCCCGAATAAATACCGTAATGTTCGGCAATGGTTACGAACAAAGGTCTCCAGATGGCATTTACAGCAATTTGATAAGACTTGATGTCTCCTTTGATATGAGAAATCAAGCTGAAGCTTCAGCTATTTTACATTTTTTAAAGACCCGCAAAGGTACTGAAAGCTTTATAGTCAAGAACCTGCCTCCTATTTATGCAGATAGTTTCTATAATAAAAGGTTCGTTTGCCCCACTTTTAACTCAAATTTTACTTTCCATAATAATTATACAATGAAGGGTACTTTTGTAGAAACAAACAATTAAAATGTCCGACTCAGCCCCTAAAATACCTTTTAATGATGAAACTAGAGCGAAGTCCTCTATTAAGTCTCTTAATTTCGAATTAAGTAATTTAACACCTTCTGCGCTGGTTACTATGTTTGAAATTGACCTTAATAAACTCATTCAAACTAAAGGGATCAATCTCCAAGACCAAGCAAGAGACGTTAATTTTGGAGGAGACGTAAACGATGGTATATTAAGATTTCATAATAATATAAATATTTTTAACTCATATATTATTTGGCGCGGAAAAACTTACTACCCAGCCCCCATCGCGGCCGAAGGATTTGAAGCCTCCACTAAAGGAGTACTTCCTCAACCTAGCTTAACTATTGCTAGTCAATCAGAGACAGGAGCTGACCAGTTAGCCCTGCTTAAACATGAAATTAAAAAATTTGGAGATATAATAGGATCGAAAGTTACTCGGCGTAGAACTTTTGCTAAATATCTAGATAGAAGAAACTTTTTGGCAGCCAGTCAAGGTTTATTAAATGCCGCCGGAGCAGGAAATACCACACTCCCTCAAGGTTACGAACCGGACCCTTACGCAGAGCTTCCTATCGATGTTTATTTCATTGAAAGAAAACAGACAGAAAATAAAAACGTACTCACTTATCAATTGTCCTCCGTTCTAGATATGGAAGGCACTAAAATACCTAAAAGAGTTATAGTTTCAGATAAATGTGTTTGGCGATATAGAGGTATAGGATGTTGGTATCAATGCAAAGAAGGGGGTGAAACCTCAACTTATTCGGACGAAAAATTTCCACCCCTGCTTAAAAAAGCGGAAATATCCAAGTTGGGAGCCGGAGGCATAAACTTAGGCCTTCCTGAAAAGGCAACCCCCGTAGCCAACGATAAGGATGAAAAAATAAGAGATATTTTGCAAGTTAACTCTATATTTAATAAAGGCCTATGGGGAGAAAGCAACACTTACAACAAAGGCGATTCGGTTTACATCTCTCCCGAGGGCGACCATGTAAAGTATTATTTTGTATGCAAAAAAAACGGTACTATAGGATCGGCCACTATACCTCCTAATGCAGAGCATTGGATCGCGGATGAATGCTCTAAGTCCCTAACAGGGTGCCGACTTAGATGGGGAGCTGGAAAAGGGGCTGCAAATGACACGGGATGCGCTATACAAAAAGGCGAACTACCTTTTGGCGGATTCCCCGCGGCTAGAAAAATGTCTCGCTTAGGATAATGCTTAACAATTTAATTAAAGAATCCATAAAAAGACACTCTTTAGAGGAATCACCTAAAGAATGCTGCGGTGTTTTAGTAAAAACAAAAAACAATCTTGTCGCTTTCCCTTGTCATAACGTTTCCGAAAAGCCAGAAAAACATTTCTCTATTAAGCCTACCGATTACTTAAAAGCTTCCAGCGTTGGAGAAGTAGAAGCCGTATATCATTCACATAATTCGAGTAATGATAAATTTTCTCCCAATGACATATTAAACAGTAAAAGTCACGATTTACCCTTTGTACTTTATTGCTCCCCTAAAGATTCTTTTTCCACTTTTGACCCGAAAAAAAGTAAAACTTTTTGGTACGATAAAGTTTTTAAAATTGGCGAGACTGACTGTTATACTGTTGTTAAAGAATACTATAAAGATTTAGGAATTAAACTAGAAGGGGAAAATAACCTAGGCAATGACTGGTACCGAAAAAATCCAGAGTTAATTCAACAACTTTTTGATTTAAATAAAAATAATCCAGACTTGCCAATAATAGAACTTCCCGCCACCTCTAATTTAAGAAAACATGATGTTATAGTTTTTCAATTTATTAAAGGAACGGGACCTAATCATGTAGCTATTTATTTAGGTAATGGTGAAATATTGCACCACCCTCGAAATAAATTTTTATGTATCCAAGAGCTTAATAAAACCTTAAGGAAAACAATTTTTAAAATATATCGGCATGAGCAATTTAGTTAATATAAAACTCCACGGGGTTTTGAGTAAACAACTCGGACGCTCCGAATGGAAGCTTAACGTTAAAAGTGTTGGCGAGGCGATTAGAGGAATCGAAGCTAACACTAAAAAACTATACAAGCAGTTAATGGATAACGACAAAAAGAGCATAAAGTATAGGGTTGTAATAAATGATAATGATTTTTTAATGGAAGACGGTAAAGACCCCGACTCTTTAGAAGATTTAGCTAACTCCGAATTAGCTATAAAAAGAAGCACGTTAAAAAAAATAGATATTGTTCCAGTGATAGAAGGCTCAGACGACATTATGTCTATATTTACTATTGTTCTTGGGGTAGCTTTAATATTCGCAGGAGGAGTTGGGTTGGGATTATTTGGTGCCCCAGCGTGGACTTCTGGAGCTTTTGCGGCTATGGGCGCGGGAGGCTGGAGCGCGGCTTTCTCAGGAGCCTTAATGCTTGGGGGTATTGGGCTTGTAGCGGCAGGAGTTAGTAATCTTTTAACTCCTATGCCAAAATTTGGAGATTTCACCGAGATAGAAGGGGGAGGCAACAGGTCTTATCTTTTTAATGGGCCTGAAAATACAGTTAGAGAAGGAGGTCCTGTTTTTGTAGGATATGGTAGACTCCTTATTGGAAGCCACGTTATACAATCAGCTTCGGATACCGTTGATTATGATGCAGAGGTTGTACCTAAGGATACGTGGGGTGAAACGAAATACGGACTGCTTTATAATATACCTAATGCGGCAGGGTTATTAAAAACGGCCACTGACAACTGGAATAAAGATGAATAAAAATGGGTAAGAAAAAACAAAAACAAGCAAGGCCGATAGTAACGGACGTTTCAGCGGTAAAAAACGCAGCTGGTGAATACGTAGTTTCTCGTTCGTACGCTGAAGTAGTAGACCTACTCAGCGAAGGAGTTATTGATGGCCTTGTCTCAGGAGAATATTCTTACGATGGAGACTTTGATAAGGTTAGGGAAAATGAAGCTGTTACCGGATACACTAGCGTTTCTTTTGAGCATTATACAGCGACAGGAGACGCAGGGACCAGTTTAAACTCTTTAGGTTTTTTACGTTCTGTTTATTGGAATGAAATCCCTGTTGTTGACAAAGATGGTTTTTATAATTTCCCCTACATCAATCTACAGAAAGTAGACGGCCTACCTGAAGGTACTATCCCTAAACTCAACTCAGATATGGACACTTATGCGGGTGTCAGCAGCTCCGACGTGTTGGATCTTACCATTAATAGATCAATAGGAGAAAGACTTTACGGGACTGAAGTTGAAGGCGGCGACTCTGCCCCAACAGACGTTAAACAAGCGCAATTAAAATCTGGTATAAAAATAGACAAATACGCAAAAACTTATACCGTGTTAAATAAGGAGATTCAAAAAATCTTAGTTAATATAAAAATAGCTGGACTTTTTGAAAACGTTCAAGCGGGTCCCAAGACTTATAAAAAATCAAAACATTTAAATAAATGTAATCGAGCCTCAACAGGGTTCGGTGACACAAAAGCTAGAACTATAGAATATAATATTTATTACAGGCCAATATACGACCAAAGATTTATCCCGTCTAGTTCAGCAGGAGCACAAAAGCCCGCCGTCGAGGTTGACTGGTCTTCCCCCATAAAAGAAAGAGTAACCGGAAAAGTTGATCAGCCTTATATTCGAGCTACTACCATTGACTTATCTCAATTCGACTACTCTGACCAAGAAGGTTTTGAAGGATGGGAAATTAGGATAGTAAGAATAACGCCTGAGCCTGTTACATCTTATTATCGAGCCACGAGCTTTGTGGACTCACTTGTAGAAGTTTACGGAACAAAACTTAAGTACCCTTATTCTTCTATGGTTTATTCTCAGTTCGACGCCCGCTCCTTCAATCGCATACCAACCAGAGCTTATGACACTAATTTAATTAAAGTTAAAATCCCTAATAACTATAACCCCTTCTTAAAAACTTACGGAAAAAGCTCTGCAACCGTAGGGACAATGCAAGGGGATGATGGATCGAAAATTTCTGACGGAGACAGAACAAATTCAACTTGTAATGGAGTTAACTCTTGGTCTAAAAGAACCGTAATTGACCCCGAATGGGATGGAGGTTTTGCGACTATCGACGGAAGCGTAAATGCCCAGCCTGTGAAAGTTTGGACCGATAACCCAGCGTGGTGTTTTTATGATTTAATGACGAATCCTCGTTATGGATTAGGGGATCACATTGACGAGGCTCAAATTGATAAATGGGCTCTTTATGAAATCGCGCAACACTGTGATGAATTAGTACAGGATACTTACGGGGGGCTTGAGCCAAGATTCACGATGAATTACCTTATCACTTCTCGAGAGGAAGCTTTTAAGGTATTAAATGATTTGACGTCCATCTTTCGCGGAATTGCCTACTTTTCCAATGGTAGTATTTTTGCCGTGCAGGATAAATATAAATTACCTGTTTACCAATTTAATAATTCTAACGTTGCTGGAGGAAATTTTACTTATTCCAGCTCAGCCAAGAAGGCTCGACACAGTGTTGCTATTGTAAGATATAATGATAAAAGGAATTTCTTTCAGCCCGCTATAGAATATCTAGAAGATGAAGAATCAGTAAGGCGATATGGAATAAAAGAAATAGAAACCAGCGCACTAGGAGCAACTAGCCGAGGGCAAGCGAGGAGGTTTGCTAAATGGATTCTTCAGTCGGAAGCTTTAGAAACAGAAACGGTTTCTTTTTCAATGGGGCAAGACGGAGCTTATGTTCAACCCGGCGACGTAATTCAAATCTATGACAATTACCGCAGTCCACTTA